TGTCATCGTAGAATACAGGGAGGATAGAAACGCATTGACAACTTTGCCATCTGGCTCGACAATTCTTTGGGAGTGCCTTGAAAACCCCCAAAGCATCGGAGTCGTTGATATGCGGACCGCTTTGCCTGCTGACGTAAAGCAGAGCGACCTGCTCGTTGACCTTCAAAAGATGTTCAACCTTTACTTCATGCCCGAAGCACAGGATCCAAAACTCCTATACATTGAGCCGTTCAAGGACTTCTACTCAAGCGAAGCCATTGACTGGACGCAGAAGGTGGACGAGAATCAAGAGCAGTTGCTGACCAATGGAGATCCGAACCAATACAAGTCGCTTGTGTTTAAATACAAGGACATGGGCGATTACTTGTCCAAGACCTACAAGTCAAGCAATCCACTTGCGAAGGAAGGCTACGGAGGCCGTCAGTTCTTGACGCAGAACTTCTACGGCAAGTCCGAGTTCGTCTGCGAAATCATGGCCGGAACGCTGATACCGGGTTCGTTCACGACCGACAAGGTCATCGGCAGGGCTTGGGACTTGGAAGGCAGCACGGCAAGCGGCACGGTAAAGCAGTTAAACACAGGTTACCGATTAGCACAATACAACTCAATCGCTCAAGGAACAACGTCTTGGTTCTATCAAACAGGCGTGAGCGGTTCGTTTGCTACGGGTGAATACGTCGCCAACGTTCCATTCGTGAGCCACATCGACAACCCCTATGCACCCACCGAGGACCTTGCCTTTGGTGTTCCGAGGCAGGTCTTCTACAATGCGGTCAACGCAAGCGGTACGCCAATCACCTACACGAACAACAACCTCTACAACAAATACTGGCTGAATTACATCACCGAAACGACCTCCAAGGAAGCCTTGCAGTTGGAGTTGACGGTGGTCTTGAACTGCGTGGACATCTATCAACTTGACTTCCGCAAGCCGATTTATTACAACGGCATTCGATGGCGTTTGCTTGAGATTCGGGATTACACCGTAGGCGAAGCAAAGCCTTGCCGGGTAACCCTCCGCAGGATTCTCAACCTCGCAGAGTTCGTGCCTGTAACGAGCGTTCCTATATCAAGCGACCCTGCTGGATTACCGAACGGACCTATCGACCCTGACCCAGCAGACCCCGACTACGAACCACCCATCAACCCTGAATTACCAACCCCCGGATAATGGCAGTAACTAAAGAAATCGTCCTCGAAGTAGGGCTGAAAGACTCAACAGGTCAGGGAACGGAATCCGCAAAGAAACGGCTCCGTGATTTACAACGTGCGCTCGTTGACCTTGCGGTTGCCGGGCAAGAGAACTCCGCAGAATTTCGGAAGTTAGAGGCCGAAGCAGGGGAACTATCTGACACTATTGGCGATGTCGGGCAACGAGTCAAAAACCTTGGCTCGGACACCAAAAACATTGAAGCATTCACGCAAGCGGTCCAAGGCGTTGCTGCTGGCTTTCAAATCGCTCAAGGTGCTGCTGCATTGTTTGGTGAGGAAAACGAGGACATCCAAAAGGCTATGTTGCAGGTCAATGCGACCATGGCTATTGCAAACGGAATCCAGCAGGTAACGGTCCTGCTGCAAAAGGAGTCGGCTATCTCAATGACGGCCAACAGGATTGCAACGGCCCTGTACGACAAGACGCTGAAAGGAACCATCGTAAGCCTTCGCCTATTTAGGACCGCCTTGATTTCAACAGGTATTGGCGCAGCGATTGTTGGTGTTGGATTGCTCGTTGAGAACTGGGAAAAGCTCACAAAAGTCGTAAAGGATTTTTTGGGCATTGAAACGAAAGACCTAAAGGCCGTATCCGAATTGGCACAAAGGCAGGTTGAACTTGCGGAGGCAAGGGGCGAAAGCGAGGCAAAGGTTCAGAATCTCTTGATGGCTGCTTATGACGCAAGGATTGCAGCAGCCGAGAAAGAAGAAGAACGAGCGCAACTGATTCACGATAAAGAGGTCGCAAGGCTAACATATCAAACCAAACTGCGAACCGATGCAATAGAAAAGCAGAAGAAAGATGCAGAGGATTTGAGGGCGATGGATTCGGCAGCCAGTCAAGAAGCCGAGAATTTTCGCTTAGCTAAAATTGGAAGGATAAACGATGAACTTGCAAGGGAAAGGGCTTTAAGAGATGAAAAACTCGCAATCCTTCGGGAAGAAAAGGCACAAAGGGAAGCAGACCTCAAAAAGAGATTCACGGATTCGGACGAGTTTGCCAAAGCCTATATTCTGCTGACCGAGGAAATGCGACTTAAAGAGCAAGGCATTGCCGAGGATAGTGCGGCAAAGATTGCGGAAATTGAACGCAAACGTAGGCAACAGGACTTGGAGATGGCATCAAATGCCGTTGGTGCGCTTGGTGATTTGCTGACCGCTGGCTTGGGCAAGTCCGAGAAAGACCAAAGAAAAGCCTTTGAGATAAACAAGAAGGCCAGCATGGGTCAAGCCCTTATCAACACCTTTATGGCCGTAACCGCTGCTTTGACGGCTGGAGGAAACCCGATTAAACTTGCAACGGGTCGTCAATTTGTTGAAGCAGGTATCGCCCTTGCGACAGGCTTGGCGCAGGTCGCCAAAATCAGTAAGACCCAATTCCAAGGCAGTTCGGCAAGTGGAGGCGGTGGTGCGTTGAATGCTGGTGGTGGTGAAGGAGGCGAGGCTGCTCCTGCTCCAATCTTTGCTAACCCTCAAACGACCATGCTTGGAACCGATGGTGCTGCAATGGGCCAAGGCCAAGGTTCATCACCGATGCGAGCCTATGTAGTGGAACGGGACATCACCCAAAGCACTCGCAGGGTTCGGAGGTTGGAGGAATTTGCAACTTTAGGGGCGTAGGACATTTACCTGCATGGAACTACCCATTTACAGGATGACCGTGGACGAGGTGGATGAAGGGGTTCAATTCGTGGCCCTCACCGATATGCCAGCGATTGAACGGCCATTCCAAGCCTTCGCAAAGACACCACAAAAGTTCACCGAAACAGGCGAGCGCAGGGTCCTGACTGGCCCTCTCATGCTTGCAGACACTCCCATCTTTCGGAAGGACGAAACCTACGGGGAATACTATGTCGTCTTTGACAAAGCGACCATCCGCAAGATAGTCCAAAAGTATTTCAAGCAGGGCAACCAGCACAACGTCAACGCTTACCACAATTCCGAACTGGACGGAGTGTTTATGTTCGAGTCCTACATCACCGATGCCGAGCGTGGCATCATGCCACCGAAAGGATACGAGGACACACCCGACGGTTCTTGGTTCGGGTCCTTCAAAGTTGAGAACGACGAAGTGTGGGACAACCGCAACCTATTCAGGGGTTTCTCCGTTGAAGGACTGTTCGGGATGGACAAAACCGAATCAGAAATGGAGGTCGCACTCGCTGGCCTCGCTGACGAATTAACCGCTTTTTTGCAACAATTAACCCCCACCTACAAATCCCACTAACTATGAACCTGAAAAACGCAATCGAATCCCTGCGGATTGAACTCCGCAAATTCAGCACCCAAAAGCAGTCCTTCGCTGACTACAAGTTGACCGACGGCACCGTTGTCCGTGTGGATGGCGACCTCGTTGCCGGAACTGCTGTTTACGTCGTTGCCGAGGACGGCACTCTCCCTGCACCCGATGGCGAACACGTTGTTGAAGGCGTTGGAACTATCAAGACCGAAGGAGGCAAAATCGTTGAGGTCATCGCTGCCGAAGTAGCGACCCCTGTCATCGAGCCGTTGCCTGTTGCTGCTGAAATCACTCCCGAAGTGGCCGTTCAGGTTACAGAGGAAATCAAAGGCGCTTATCCGCTAATGACCCCCGAAGTCGTTGAGGCCATCGTCGCCAAGCACCTTGGAGCCATCATGGAAGAACTCAAGGCTGCCTATGCCGAGATGGGCAAGATGAAGGAGAAAATGTCCGCATTCGCATCGCAGGTTGAAACCATGGCCGACATCGTCGAGAAGGTTTCCGAACTCCCAGCCGAAGCCCCCAAGGCCAGCGGTTCCGCAATCGTTGAGCAGCGCAAGGCTCAAGCCTCGCAGAACTTCAACGCACTCGCACAAGCACTTCAATCACTCAAAAAAAACTAAACCCCTAAACCCCCATTAACAATGGCATATTCGTTCACAGGATTAACTTCCTACACCGACCAACAGCGTTTGCCGCTGATTACTAAAGCGGTATTCTCCGCTCGTTCAGCAGCCCTGTTCACCAAGCAAGTTGGTATCAAGTTCGCTGCTGCCCTTAACCTCATGGACACCGATGCAGTATTGCAGGGTGGTGATACTTGCGGTTACATAAGTTCAGGAACAACTGCCTTCACCCAGCGGAATATCACCGTTGGCCGTATGAAAGTGCAAGAAACCTTGTGTCCTCGTTCCTTGGAACAATACTGGATGCAGACCCAGTTGACCGCTGGCTCTACCTACGACGGTGTTCCTTTCGAGCAGGCTTTCTCCGAGCAGAAGGCTCTCCGTATCGCAGAGGCTTTGGAGAATGCAATTTGGCAGGGTAACACTTACTTCTCTGGTATCAACCAACTTTTGAACGCTGCTTCGGGTTCTACTATCAGCGGTAACACAGGAGCGGTATCGGCCTCCGTTGGTATCACCGCAACGAATGTTATCGGCATCTTTGACGCTATCTACAACCAAATCCCACAGGCCATCCTAACAAAGCAAGACCTCGTTATCTTTTGCGGTTGGAACAACTACCGCACCTTGGTTCAAGCCTTCAAGCAAGGAACGACCACGGGTGGTTTGGCGGTATTGTACAACCAAGTTGACCTTGCGAGCCTTGCTAATGGTGAGTTCGTTTATCCCGGCACAAACGTCCGTGTCATCGCAGTCCCCGGATTGACCAACACAAACCGCATCGTTGCAACCTACCTCGGCAACCTGTTCTACGGAACCGACTTGTTAAGCGACGAGGAGCAGTTCTCAATCTGGTTCAGCAAAGACAACGATGAAGTCCGCTTCCAAGCAGCCTTCAAAGCAGGTGTACAAATAGCGTATCCAGACTTGGTTGTAGATTTCCGCTTGACCTAATGTGTAGGGGGGAGGGAAACCTCCCCTCACTTTTTTGTTCCTTGAAACTTAAACCCCAAATACACATATGTCCTGCGCTTTAACAACTGGTTACACACTCGGCTGCCGTGATTCAGTCGGTGGCATCAAAACAATTTACGTCCAAAACTGGATTTCTACCGGGTCCTGCAACGCCAACCTTTCAGGTGCGGTAACGGGGTTCACGGGTTACGCTTCGGGTGGGTTCTTCGAGTATGACTTGACCAAGGCAACTTCTTCGTTGACGGAAACGCTGAACGCAAGTATGGAGAATGGCACAATCTTCTACTCACCTGAAGTAACCTTCACCATCAACAAAATGCAAGTCGCAGTACGCAATGAACTCCGTTTACTCGCTCGTAGTAAAGTCATCGTCATTGTCCAAGACAACAACAGTCGTTACTGGTTGCTGGGTGCTATAAATGGCCTTGAGGCAACTGCTGGAACCGCTGGAAGTGGCACTGCCTTTGGCGACCGAAACGGCTACGAAATAACGCTTTCCGGGATGGAGCCTGACCCGATGTTCCTAATCGCATCAACAGTCTTTACACCATCGACTACGCAGATACTCGGTTCGTAGTATCTTCGCATCAGGTTTTCATCAATGAGGTTTGAGAGGGGCAGTCAGCAATGGCTGCCCTTCTTATTTTTACGGCCATGAAGATTTGCATCGTTTACAACGCCCATCCAACCGGGTGCAGTTACTACCGCCTCGAAATGCCGAACGCATATTTGGGCGACAACTACCCAGAGTTTGACTATGTGTGCGTCGAGAATATCACGACCATCAGCGACGAGGGCTTGAAGTCTATTGACCTGTTCCTGTTCAGCAGGCTTTGGTGTCAGGGAAGCATGGAGCAAGTCGAAAATGTTTACAAAGCCCTGACCCAATTCGGGGCCAAAGTCATCCTTGACTTGGACGACTACTGGGTGCTGGAATCGGGCCACATCATGTACCGCCACTATCACGAAACCAAACTCGCAGAGGTCATCCGTAAGCACATCAAATTGGCTGACTGGGTAACCTGTACCACCGAGCATCTTGCTGCCCGCATACGGCCTCTAAATGCGAATGTGAGCATCTTGCAAAACGAACCCTACGAAGCCTATCAGCAGTTCATTCCCAACCCCGAAGAAGAACCCGACAAGCATCTCGTGAAGTTCGGTTGGTTCGGAGGTGCGCAGCATGGCGAGGACATGGAACTGCTCCGTGAGGGGATGCAGAAACTACGCTGGGACGCAAACCTTGACGGCAAGTACAGGCTCTACCTCGGAGGGTGGAACGACAACAACCCTGTGTACGAGGGCTACGAGAAAATAATCAGCGACCAAGGGAACAACCCGAACTACGGACGCATTCAGGCAGCGGATATTTACTCCTACGTCGGTGGCTACAACTTCGTGAACGTAACCCTTGCACCGCTCCGAGATACCAAGTTCAACAAACTCAAGTCCGAGTTGAAGGTGGTTGAGGCAGGCTGGATGAACAAAGCCATCATCGCATCCGAAACCATCCCCTATACCGACGTAATCAAGCACGGGGAGAACGGGTTCTTGGTTCCTTACAACAAACCCAAGGACTGGTACAAGTACATCAAGCAGTTAATCCTTGACCCCGACCTTCGCAAGGGCTTGGCTGATAACCTTACACGGGACATCAAGAAGCAATTCAACGTGGCCGAAACCGCCAAGAAGCGAGCGGAGTTGTACAGGCAGATTGGGCGCAAATTGTGAAATTCGGGGGCATCGCACATTTACAAGCAGATGCTTTACCTGAACCCTGACACGACCAACACCCTGACGGTTACTTGGACCGAGCGAGCCAGCACGGGGGACCGCTACATCTTGCGACTTACGAGCATCGCCAAGAACACGACGACCGATTTTACCCTGCTGAAATCTGCAAACCTGTCATCTTATACCAACCGCTATGACCAATTTTCGCTTGCCGTGGGGTCGCTTGAAACAGGCTCGTATAAGTATGAAGTTTACGATACAACTAGCACGGTTGCCGCTGCTTTGGCGGTCGTTGAAACGGGCTTGGCTTTTCTACAAACCGCAACGATAGGCTTCAACACCTACGCAAACACGATCACTTACAACACCTTCCTCGCATCCAGCGTGAGGGTATTCGATTCAACCTTTGACCAATCCTTCGCATGAGCGTACAAACAAGAACGCAACTCCAAACGAGTGCATTAACCATCACCAACGAAACCGCTGCCGGGGCGAACACCGCATCCCGTGTAGGCGGCTTGTTCGACGACCTTGCAGACACCGCAACGCTTGATATCGAGCGTGGCTATGCTTCGGTTGCTACGACTACTGATAGGTCATTTGTAACGACCAATAATACTCCTGCCAAATTACTGATTCAAACAGGCAACAACATTCTATCAACCAATAACTTTTCGAGAGTTGGAACAATTGCGGGGCCATCAATCACCTACACGGGGACGCTATCCGCTGCAATTAGGGTGAGTGCAAATCTAACTTTTTCGGGGGCAAATGGCGATGATTACGTTTGGGCTATTTACAAAAATGACGTACAAATCGGCTCATCGGAAGCACGAGTTACTTTGACCCATACCGAAGGCCATCAAGTAGTTTTGGAAACCTTTTTGATAGCAAATACCAATGATGAATTTTCAATCTATGTAACTTCAATTGATGGTGTTAGGACAATTACCATCTCATCCATCAGTTTTAATGCTCACACGCTATGAGTAATAAATCTACTCAACACTTCACCCAATGGTTGGGGATAGAACACAAAGTGCCAGTTATGCTGGAGAACCGCTCCGGCAAGTACATCACCTACGGCTTTGCCAACGAATACCCCTACTACCTGCTGGACAACTATCGCAGGAGCAGCAAGCACAACGCTATCGTCAACGGCAAGGTGAACTACATCATGGGCGGAGGATGGCAGGCAGGGGATGACCTGACCGTAGAGCAACAAGCCCGGTTCATCAAGTTCTTCGACGGAATGTCAAGCACGGAGGACTTGAACGACATCACCGAGAAACTGGTCCTTGACTTGGAGTTATTTAACGGCTTTGCGGTTGCGGTTACTTGGTCCAAACTCGGCACGATTGCGAAGATGGAGCATGTTCCCTTTGAGAAAATCCGGGTGGATAAGGAGGAGAAGATGTTTCAAGTTGCTGACTGGTACAACGATGATATGATGCAACTCTTCCCCAAAGTCGGGGACATCGAAAAGATTCCTGCATTCGACCCGGAGAACCGCCTCGGAAAGCAGTTGTTTTATTACAGGGTCTATGCAGCAGGCGTGAAGCACTATCCTTTGCCCGAATACATCGGAGGGAATGCTTGGATTGAAGCAGACGTACAGGTCGCCAACTTCCACAACAACAACCTGCGAAACAACTTTTGGGGCGGTTACCTAATCAACTTCAACAACGGCATTCCTACACCTGAAGAACAGGGCGACATCGAGAGGCAAATCAAGCGTAAGTTCAGCGGTACGGACAACGCTGGTCGCTTTGTTGTAACCTTCAACGACGATGCTGCAAAGGCTCCGACACTTGAACCGCTCACTCCGTCCGATATGGACAAGCAGTTTGAGATTTTGAACAAAGCCATTCAGCAGGAGATATTCATCGCCCACAGGGTTACAAACCCGATGCTTTTCGGGGTGAAGACCGAAGGCCAATTGGGTGGTCGCAACGAATTGGTCGAGGCCTACGAACTATTCAAGGCCACTTACGTCAACGACCGGGTGCAGAAGGTCGAAAGAATGATAAACTACTTGGGGTCTTTCAACGGTGTGGAAGGCATGGAGTTGATTCCTACCAACCCCATCACGGAGCAGTTGAGCGAACAGGCTCTCCTTCAAGCCATGACCCCAGCAGAACTGCGTGAGAAAGCAGGCTTGCCACCGATTGAAATCAAGACCGAATCAAGCGTCCAAGATGTTATCACGGCTATCAATTCACTCTCTCCGTTGGTTGCCAACAAGGTCTTGGAATCCATGTCAGCCAACGAAATTAGGGCCTTGGTGTCCTTGCCTGCAAAGGCAGAGGGTTCGGGCCTTGCAGGAGCAACTGCAGCCGTAGAGGTCAGCCCTGAACCTACTGCACCGCAAGGCTTGGCATCAAACGAGAACATCAAGAAACTATCGGGCCGTGAGTATCAAAACTTGATGCGTATCGTCAGGCAGTATATGCAAGAGAAAATTACTCTTGAAATGGCTCGGACCATGCTTTCGGCTGGATTCGGTTTGTCTGCCCAAGAGATTGACACGATGCTCGGAGTGCAGGCCCAAGAGTTCAGCGAACCGACTTGGGGCCAAGAGGACGACGAGGACTACGGATGGGGCGACGAAGAGTTTAAAGTCTTGGAGGTCGTTGCAAGCAAGTTTGGATGCCATGCCGACGACTACCACGTCATGCACTCCAAGCCGATGCGGTTCGACTCCAACATCGACGAAAACATACGGTTGGCCTTTGCCGAACTGGGCGAAGAAGAGAAAGAGTTGGACCTGAAGATTGAGGCTTATCGCAAGAAGAACCGGGACGCATCGGTTGAAGAAATGGCAAAGGAATTTGGGGTCAGCAAAGCCAAGGTTGCAAAGCGTGTTGCCTACTTGATAACCAAGGACCGCTACCCAATCAGCAGGGCCGTGGACAAGATAGCCGAGCAGAACCTTCCAAAGAACGTGAAGGAAGTCGCAGAGCCAGTCTTGGAGGTCCGATACAAATACTCTTGGGCGACAGGATTCAGCAACAAGGATAAAGGCTCGAGCCGTGAGTTCTGCAAGGTCATGCTTGACTTGGCTGGGCAGGGCAAGGTTTACACACGGGATGACATTGACGGAATTTCTGCGATAATGGGCTACTCCGTTTGGAACAGGAGAGGCGGTTGGTATCACACACCGAGCGGAGTGAATCGTCCCCAATGCAGGCACGTATGGGAGCAGCAACTCGTCATCCGTAAAGGCAATAAAATCAGCAAGGCATGAAGGCACTCTTTATAAGCGAAGAAACGCTACTGGACAACTCAATCATAAACGAGAACGTCAGTTACACGCAGATACGTCCAACGGTTGTCAAGGTGCAGGAGATGCGGATTCAGCCCATCGTTGGCTCTCCGTTGTACGGGCAATTGGTTACGCAGGTCGTCAGCGGTTCAACGTCTGCGCTCAACCAAACGCTCTTGGAGGACTACATTCAGCCTGCTATGATTCAGTGGCTCTACTACGAGTTGCCGATGGTCTTGGCCTTTAAGTACATGAACAAGGGGATGGTCCGTAGAACGAGCGAAGAGTCCTCCCAAATGAGCATGGAAGAGATTACCCGGCTGACCGACAAAGTGAAGAACGATGCGGAGTGGTACTCCGAACGGATTACTCGCTACCTCATGGAGAACCGCAACTCCTATCCGCTTTGGAACTCGCCTCCGTCTGCGTTGGATACCATCTACCCGAACGCCACCAACTACCGCACCGGGATGGTCCTTGACCGCAACAGGAGGATGGGAATCAGCAATCTTGACTACCCCTACCCTTACGGTCAATTCGGGGCTTGTAACGACTGCTAAGCATGGGAGCGCACAAGAAGAATATACTGAAACTGCAAAACTATGTCTTGGATAAAAATCAAGCAGGCTCTCTTGGACCTTGCAAATGCTCATCCACAGGTCAACTCCTTCGGGACGGGCGACCCGCTTGCAATCGGCACGGACAACACCATCAACCTACGAACCCCAAGTCGTGAGCGCATCGTCTATCCGCTCGTGTTTGCGGACGTTCAGTCTGCAAGTACTGACGCTGGTACTTTGGACTTGGTGGTTGGGGTTTACTTTTCTGACCGTGTTGAATCCATTAAGCCGATGGGCGGAGTGGTTTCGGGCAGCCCTACGCTGGGCTGGCAGGATAACGAGGACGAGGTCCTAAGCGACCAGTTACAAATCGCACAGGACTTTATTTCAAGCCTTACAAACGACCCGAACGAGGACTGGACCCTTTCGTCCAGCGTGAGCCTTACGAGGTTCGTAGAGAGCCGGGATGACCGCACCGCAGGGTGGCAGGCGACAATGACCTTTGAAATCCCTTACGGCCATTCGGTTTGTGAAATTCCAGTCTAATCTACATTTACAATTAAACGCTAAAAAATGCCTACACCCATATTGCAACAAATGCTCGGCCAAGGCGGTACGATGGAGTTTATCAACGGAACCGTTACCGGGAAAAACTACGACTTCTTGGTAGTCAACACCGCTGCGACTTTCACAACCCTTACCGGAACTGGAAGTGAGAACCTGCTAACCGCTTACAACTTTTCGGGGGCTTCTATTTCCGCTGGCATCGTGATTTCAGGACGCAATGGCGGCAAGATTACTGCCGTTACTCCAAGCGCAGGTTCCGTCATCGGTTACACCTTCCTCTAATGCTAATCGGCTACGGCTACGGCTACCCGACATCAATGCTCCAAGGTGGCGTTGCTGCTGGGGTGTGGGCCTTGTTCAACGCAAGGGCTACGGCTGACGGAGCGACCGCTGCCGAGGCTGCCGTGGATGGATGCCTCTTCAATCGCTTTGCAGTTATTTACAACTTCTAAGAATGCCCACACCATCGCTAATCCTTGTGCCTGCTCGCTTTAAAACGGGCAAACTCTACACTCCCTTAGCAACGACTTCGGGCGGTGTCGTTCTTGGTGCATCGGGCGACTTTAATGTTACCCGGGCGACGACTGCGACCCGATTTAATTCGGCAGGCTTGATTGAATCGGTGGCTTCGGGTGTGCCTCGCTTGGATTACTATACCAGCGGTGGAACGGCTGGATGCCCTGCTCTCTTGGTTGAGCCGAGTGCGCAGAATGTCGCTTTAAGAAGTGCAGGGATGGAAGTTAGCGGAACGTGGCAGCGTTCAAATATATCAGTAACAACGGGGACAACATCGCCCGAAGGTCTTACAACGGCTTTTAATATTGTTGAATCTTCAG